TACCACAAATTGGATTTGAGATAACAAACATAACTTACGATCCAACACGCCATTTAAATAAGGTTCATAAAAAACTTATAGGATCTACAGGCAATACGGATTTACAGTCTTACATGGAAGTTCCGTATAATTTTACATTTGGTTTATATGCGTATTCACGAAACATTGATGAAAATTTACAAATGATGGAACAGATACTCCCGTATTTTAGTCCAGAATTTGTTATAACTATTAATGTAAACACCAATACTCATAAAAAAATTGACATACCAATAACCTTGATGCAAACGGTGTTAACTCAAGAATATGAAGGTGACTTTAATTCTAGAAGAGCAATTATAAGTTCTTATATTTTTAACGCAAAATCGTATGTTTACGGAAAGACAGAAACAATTTTCAATATAACAAATTATCTTGCTACTGCGACAATAAATCCTGGCGGAATAACTTTTGGAATAACTGGAGGATTTTTAGAATGACAGACGATATTATTTCTAAATCTTTGGGTATAAATTTTATAGCTAAACCAGAAGAATCTGTTCTAGTTCCAGAACCCAAAAAAGAAGAAAAGGGATTAGATAAAGATTTTGAATACGCTAAAGATAACATTAAACTATTAATATCAAATGGCACCGATGCTATTGAAGAAATACTTAAAGTAGCTAAAGCAGGAGACTCTCCTCGTGCTTATGAAGTTGTATCGCAGCTTTTAAAAACTGTGGCTGATATGAATAAAGATCTTTTAGACCTTCATCAGAAAGCTAAAGCAGTAAAAAAAGAAACAGTAAGCGTGAAAAACACGACCAACAATTCCATATACGTTGGTTCTACAAGTGAATTGCAAGATTTGATTAATAAAGACCGTAGTCGTTCTAAGGCTTTAGATAGTCAAACATTTTTAGATAATAACAATGGGGTATAAGAAAAAAACTGGATATCTAGGTAATCCCAATCTTAAAGAGATTGGTGCACAGATAGAATTTACTAAAGAACAGATTGAAGAGTACATCAAGTGCTCCAACGATCCTGTTTACTTTATCAAAAAATATATCAAAATTGTAACTCTGGATAAAGGTCTTGAACCTTTTCAGTTATACGATTATCAAGAAAAAATTGTTAATACCATTCAAGATAATCGATACGTTATTGCAAAGCTTCCTCGTCAGACAGGAAAAACTACAACAATAGTGGCTTGGCTTGTTCATTACATTGTTTTTAACCAAAACGTCAACGTTGCTATTCTTGCCAACAAACTAAAAACAGCAACAGAAATCATGAAACGTTTAAAGGAAGCATACGAATATCTTCCTAAATGGCTTCAACAAGGAGTTATAGAATGGAACAAAACGTCTATAGCTCTGGAAAACGGTTCTAGAGCCATGGCTTCGGCCACTTCGGCATCGGCTGTTCGTGGTGGTTCGTATAACGTTATATTCTTGGACGAGTTTGCTCACGTTCCGTCTAATGTGGCTGATGAGTTTTTTAGCTCCGTATATCCAACAATTACATCCGGTCAAACAACCAAAGTTCTTATAGTATCTACTCCGAATGGACTGAACATGTTTTATAGTCTATGGCAAGGTGCTAACAGAGCTCCCGGAGAGAGTGGTAAAAACGAATACGCACCAGTCGAAGTCCACTGGTCTCAAGTGCCACTATATCCGGGTGGGCCTCTTCGTGACCACAAGTGGAAAGAAAAAACAATTAAACAATTAGGCGGTGGTTCTGGAGGTGAACAAAAATTTAGAAGTGAATACGATTGTGACTTTATTGGTTCGTCTAATACTCTTATATCGTCATCTAAATTGCACGTTTTATTTCCAAAACAGCCTTTACGTGTAACTAAAGAAGGACTTTGGATTTACGAAGAGCCCAAAGATAATCGAGTTTATGTGATGACTGTAGACACTTCGCGTGGGCAGGGAAACGATTACAGTGCAATTTTAGTTTTTGATATAACAGATGCACCGTATCGAATAGTCGCAAAATACAGAAATAATATAATTTCTCCAATGCTTTTACCTACTGTTATTTCTGCTTTAGGGCGAAAATATAAAGATGCGTATGTATTGGTTGAGGTAAATGACATTGGTGGTCAGGTTGCAGATATTTTGCATCACGATTTAGAATACGATAATATTTTAATGAGTACCAATAAAGGCCGTTCTGGAATGGTATTGAACGGTGGATTCGGTAAAGGCGAGGCACTCTTTGGTGTTCGAACTACTGTAACAGTGAAAAAATTAGGGTGTTCTATATTAAAAAGTCTGGTAGAACAAGACAAATTAATAGTAGAAGACGAAGATACTATTAAAGAACTCCTCTCGTTTATAGCAAAATACAATACCTTTGCCGCAGACGATGGCCATACAGACGATTTGGTTATGTGCTTGGTTTTGTTCTCGTGGCTAACAAAACAGTCTTATTTTAAAGAAATAACCAATATTGATATTCGTAAAGAGCTTTTTGATGGAGAAATAAAGAAAATTGAAGAAGACGACTGGTTTAGTTTTGGGTTTATTACCACTCAAGACGACGAAGACGATGCCAAATTGTGAAAAATATAAATATAATTTATAGTAAGGGGAAAGTATGGCATACGACTTCAAAGCGGGAACTTTATCTGTAAACGGTCTAATACCTGCGTTGGGAACCACTGCAGAGGTCCAAGACGGCCTTATGAGCATAGCCAGCAAAACCGCTTGGTTAAATAAATTAACCAGTAAGGGGCTATCCACAGGTCCTACCGGTGCGTGGAAAAACGAATGGTTGGCCGTATATCAATTTTTAGATTATGGGTACGGAACATGCCATATTGGTGGAACCGGATCTACTGGAAGTTACACTAACTTTAGTTTAACTAATACCCCATTGCACAATAGTAGTCTTGTTACTTTAGATGTGGTGTTTGATGCTGGAAATACTTTTTCTGCAAGTGCAGCAGCAAATATTGCAAATAGTAGACAAGATTGCGTTGCTTTGATAGGCAACAAAAGCAATATTACTAATATAACTTCAAACTATTCTTCCGAAAGTAACGACTTTGGATTTACTTTAGCAGATAGTGAATATGTTTCTTATATTGCTGGTAGAAAACAAATCGATACCCGCGTATCTTCATCTCTAATTTGGCCCAGTTCTTACATTTCTATAAATTGTAGTCCAGATATCGCGGGTTTAATGGCTTTAAATTCTAATTTAACAGATATATCAACAATAGTTGCCGGTGTCGGTACCAGTAAAACCATTAAAAACGTAATAAGTTTAAATCAAATATTCTCTGATACCGAAGCAGAAAATCTTAAAACCAACAACATTAACCCAATCAGACAGTATTCTGGTATCGGTGTGTTTTTGATGGGAAACAAGACGTATAAAAATAATTCATCACTAATTACGAACAGATTAAACGTAATGGTTACTCTTAATTATATTAAGAGAAATGTAAAAACTATTTTGCAAGAATATCTGTTCGGTCCCAATAATGCAATCATTAGAGAAACAATTTCTAACAGAATAACTAATTTCTTAAAAGATTTGTACATCTTTTCTTCGGTTGGTGGTGGAACCTTCACAGTAATTTGTAACGATGCAAATAACACATCTGCAACCATTTCGGCGGGAAGTCTTGTGGTTGATATTAATTTGGTGTTGCCACCGTCAACCGAAACAATCACTCTAAATGTAGTAAATACAGAAGACGGCTCTACAGTTTACACAGTTAACTTAGTCTAAAAAAGCAGGTATCAATAATGGCAAATCAATCCATTAACGACTTTATAAACGGATTCAAAGGCGGAACCCGCCTCAATAGATTTGAAGTTATTGGTAATATCGGTCCCGGTAATGCAACTAATAATTTAACAACTCCGTTTCACATAAGAAGTGCAAGTTTACCCGAAGCAACTGTTGGTGCTATAACTATAAATCACAGAGGACGTGTTGTTAATTATTCAGGCGATAGAACCTATCTTCCTTGGCAAATTACCATTTTGGACGATCATGCTGGTGGAGCAACCGACAAAGAAAACTTGTTTAAAAAGTTTCACGATTGGCACGATAATATTAATTCACACGGTGGAAATATTACCACATTTCCCGTAGGTACAAATCCTAGCAGTTTATGGAGTTCTTCTTGGGTTATAAAACAATACGAAACTAACTGCAATACCGCACTTCCGGGCAGAACTTTTACATTATTTAATGTTTGGCCTATTGGAGTTGGGCCATTAACTCTGGATATGAGTCAAGATAACGTTCTGGCTTCCTTTGCTGTAACTCTTAATTACTCTCACTATACATATGATGGTGCACCACGTACTAGTGCTACTGGTACTTAATTTAAGGATATATTATGGAATTTGAATTATTTGGTTACAAACTAGGAAAGCAAAAAAAAGAACAGTCTAGACCAGCTGGTGAAGTCTTAGTTCCAGACACTTATGACGGTTCTTATATTTTAGAAACCGGTGGCGTTTTTGGTACGTTTGTGGATTTTTCGGGTGCTATCCGCGACGAAAATCAAATGATTCAGCAATACAGAGCAATGGCTCTGTATCCTGAAGTTGATGCAGCAGTAGAAGACATAGTAACCGAAGCTATTGTTTTGGACCAAGATCGTAAACCTATAAAATTAAATTTAGATCGAGTAAATCTTTCAGAGTCAATTAAAACAAAAATTTACGGAGAGTTTAACCATATTCTTCGACTAATGGATTTTGCAAATCGCGGATCAGATATTTTTAGACGTTGGTATATTGATTCTAAATTATTCTACTATAAAAAAATAGATAAAAGTGATATCCGTAAAGGTATTGTGGAACTAGTTCCTATAGATCCTGTAAAGATTAAAAAAATAAAGAAAATAGAAAAAGATAGAGCAATTTGGGGCGGCTCTGCTCCTTTTTCTCCTTTAAAGAAAATAGAAGAATATTACCTATACACTGATACAGATAAAGAATCTACTTATCCTACTAGTAGTGCTGGTTGGAAAATTGCTCCAGATTCAATAGCATATACCCACTCTGGAATTATTGATTCCACAACTAAACGAGTTGTAGGTTATCTACAAAAGGCCGTAAGGCCATTAAATTTATTACGCCAAATTGAAGATGCAGTAGCCATTTACAGAATTTCTCGTGCTCCTGAACGTCGTATATTTTACGTAGACGTTGGTAACTTACCAAAGCAGAAAGCAGAACAGTATCTACGTGAAATCATGAACAGGTATCGTAACAAGATTACATACGATCCCGGAACAGGCATGATTCGTGATGGTCGTAATCACATGCACATGCTTGAAGATTTTTGGATGCCTCGTCGTGAAGGTGGTAGAGGCACAGAAATTACAACTCTTGACGGCGGACAAAACTTAGGACAGATGGAAGACGTTCTGTATTTACAACAAAAGCTGTACAGAGCATTAGGGGTTCCGCTGTCTCGTATGATGCCTGATACTGGATTTAATATGGGTCGTTCGGCAGAAATTACCAGAGATGAAGTAAAGTTTGGTAAATTTATTGACGCTCTAAGACAACGATTCAGTACACTATTTACTGATATCTTAAAGACTCAGGTATTACTAAAAGGATTAATGTCTGAAGACGATTGGAATCGTATCAGCCAAGACCTGTCATTCACGTTTAATCAAGACTCGTACTTCACAGAACTTAAACGAAACGACATTCTAAGAGAACGATTAGATATCATAGCAGCAGTAACTCCTTTTATTGGTAAATTCTTCTCTGAAGAGTATGTGCGTAAACACTTCTTAATGCAACCAGAAGAAGAAATACTGGAAATCAACGCTCAAATAAATAGAGAACAGCTGGAACAATTACAAGCGCAAGAAGCCCAGATGTATCAGCAAATGCTTAATAATCCTGGTCAGGAGGAAGAAGCAACAGAAGAAGAGCAACCAGATCAAGAGGAACAGCAATGAACACCCATAAAAGACTGATTGAATTTGTTTTACATGGCCATCCAGACAAGTTTAAATCGGTTTTAAAAGAAGAAATTACTAATAGAGCTGTAGATTTTCTGTACAATAAAACTCTATTAGAAAAACAATCTATTTTTGATCAAATTAAAAATGTATCGTCTTGTTCTACACCAAAGCCCCTAAAGGAAGCCACTATTCCATTCTATCCAGAAGCTAGTTACGAGCTGAAAGACGGAAATATAGGGATTTTAGGTTCAGAAGAACGTGGTAATATTAGTAAATTATATGAAAATCTAAATAATGATAACAGAAAACGAATGATTAAACTGCTATCAGAATCACAAGAATCGTTTAACAGAATAGTTAAACTAGCAAACTTAGAAAATAAAAAGGATAAACAATGAGTAACTCATCAATAAGCTCGTTCATTAAAATGGTTGTGGAAGAAAATTTAGTTCAAGCTCAAGCCGTTTTAAAAGAACAATTAAATCAAAAATTAGTTCAAGCTTTAAACGAAAAGTTTGAAACCTTTGCTCCCACTCTTTTCGAAGAGCCAGGTCTAGATCCTGTAGGTAAAGAAGACGAAGACATCAACAATGACGGAAAAGTTGATGGAACTGACGAATATCTTGGTAACCGAAGAGCTGCAATTGGCAAAGCTATGGGAGAAAGAGAAGAAGATGTGGAAGAGGACGAGGAGCAATCTGAGGAAGAAGAAGAAGGTGAGTCCGAAGACGAAGACGCAGAGGAAACAGATGAGGAATCTGAAGAAACAGAAGAAGAGGACGAAGAATGAAGTTAATAACAGAAACAGTAGAAGAAGTGAAGTTTCTGACGGAAGCTGATGAAGCTACCGGTGAAAAGACTTACTTTATTGAAGGTCCTTTCATGCAAGCCGATACTCTAAACAGAAATAAAAGAGTGTATCCTAAAAACATTCTTTTAAACGAAGTAGCTCGTTACAGCAAAGATTACGTACAAAACAATCGGGCTTTTGGTGAGCTAAACCACCCAGCAAGTCCAACCGTAAATCTTGATCGCGTATCTCATATCATTAAAGAGTTTAACACCAACGGAAACGACGTTTGGGGTAAAGCCAAAATAATGAAAACACCTATGGGCAACATCGTTAAAAATCTTATTGACGAAGGTGCTAAATTGGGTGTATCTAGCCGTGGTATGGGTTCACTAAAACAACGAAACGGATACAACGAAGTTCAACCAGATTTCATGCTTTCTGCCGTAGATATTGTTGCAGATCCGTCTGCACCGGGAGCGTTTGTAAACGGTATTATGGAAGGCAAAGAGTGGATCTGGAATAACGGTGTTTTAGAAGAACGTACTATAGAAGAGTACAAACAAGAAATTAAAAAAGCGTCTTCCAGAAAATTAGAAGAAAAAGCTATTAAACTGTTTGAAGACTTTTTACGAAAGATCTAATATGCGAATTGGGCGAAACATTCTTTCTGAAGCGAGACGAGACGACGACAGGGGTGGACCTGCACAGCCTCCTATTGGTTTAAACCCCAAAACTGGTCGTCCAAACTGGATGGACGACGCTATGTGGAATCAGCTGTCTCCTGAGCGTCGGAAAGAAGTAGTTGCCAAAGAAAAAGCTACACAAGAAAGAGCAGAAACTCTCAAGAATCAAGACGAACAAAAAACAAAATATACTGTAGGAACTAGTCCAACTAGTGATAACCTTCAAGATTATTTTAGAAATATAGATCGATTAGGTGCTGAGGCTAGGGCTGCAGGCGAAGATATTGGTTTGCGAGCTAATCGAGAGATTGGTGCAAGAATTGCCGTAGAACGTACACAAGCCAAACAAGCAGCAGAAAAAACTTCACAAGAAGAAGCACAAGCACGAATTAACACTGCTCTTGAATTAGGACAAAGAGGAGGAACTTCCACTTCTGCTTCTGAAGAACCAGCTCCTCCATCTCTACTTGCTAGACCGGATCAGCCAACACAACAACAAAAGCCTCTTACCTCTGCTCAACTTGTTAGTAGAGGTGTACAACGAGAACGAGCTTTAAGGAATGCTGGAATAGATCCTGCTACGGCTACGGATCAGGATATTGCTACTGCAGACGCTGCAATAGAGAGTCAAAAAGTAACGCAAAAAGAGACAACCGCAAAAGCAATAGAAGTATCAAGACAAAGAATGAAAGACACGGGTAAGAGCGGAACCGTAACCACAGCTAGTGGAGAAAAAATCGACGTTGGTGCTCTATTAGGTACTGATGTTAAGGCACTACAAACCCCACAAGATATTGCTAATTACCAAAGAAAAGTACGGGAAGTTTCTGGTTTTTTTGGTAAACAAGAAGCAGCTGGGCGCGAAGAAGCCAGACAACAACAAGCAGAAAAAAATAGAGCAACACGATTGCAAAACATTTCAGCCACTGCTTTACAAGCAGAATTACAAAAAGATCCGTCTTCAGCTTTAAAACAACAAGCGTGGCAAGATTATCTTGCTGCTAAAAGCGGAAAACCAGAACAAGCAGAAGAATCAGAACCAAGCGTTTCGGCTCCTGCTATTGCCCCACAAACAGGACAATTTGGTGGTGGGCAAACTCCAAGTGTTACACAACCTAAACCTTACAGTACACCACCAGCTACAACACCTAAAGGAACTACTGAAGGAACTCCTACCAGTGCAGACGTGCACGGTGGTATTCAAGTGGCTTCTACTAAACCCGATGCTGCAGTACGTTCTGTTGACGGTGTAATCAAACCACAATTATACGCCGCTGCACCTGAAGAATCTGGAAAACGTAAACCACGTTTAACCGCAAAAAAAAGCACGGGGGCGGGTGTTCAACAAGTTATGACCGAAGCAAATAGATTTGAACGAGGAGAACTGGTTCAATTACTAGAAAATAAAAAAATAAACAAATTTTTAACACAATTAGGTGGAAGTAAGTTTAAAATACCTGCAGATGCTGTAGGAAAATTAAGAGCTTTAACGTCTCTTTACACCAAGCCACCAGAGGACAGAGTGGTGTATTTACCCGGACAAGCCGCGTGGTCTAAAGGCAAGGGCGTAAGACTGGCTGCAGCTTTAATGAAACAACCCCTAGTATTAGGTGGAATTGCGGCAGCTGCTTTGGGGCCTCAAAGCGTATTATCTGGTGGTGCAGGCCGATGGGCGTTATCAAAAGCCCAACAACTTGCGTATCGAGCCGGAAAACGCGGATTAAGCAGAGGTATTGGTCAAGTAGGTGAATTTTTAGGTATTGGAAACGAAGCTTCAGAAGCTAAAAAAGCTATAGCAGTAGCTTCAATTATGGGAGATCCTAGAGTTGTAAATCAAGTGTCTCCAGACGACGTTTTAAACTATGTAAGTGGAAGAAAAAAGAAAAAAAAGAAAGACGAAGAAAATAGTACTATTTAATTTCAAAATATTTAAATGTATAAATAACTCAGTATTAGGGGAAAAATATGGCAGAACAAAAACAACAAAAAATGGCGTATCCTACATTGATTGATGCAAGAACTTACACCAAAGATGCAACCGGAAAGGGCATCTTTCTAGGTACAGAACAACCCGTTCACGATGCTTCAGAAAACATGAGCAAACTAGGCCCTGGCGTTGCACCCAAGGAAGAGCCTGCTCCACTAGGTGGTGGAAAGTTTGTTATGGCTGAACAAATTGAAGGACTCTTTTCAGGAGAAAATCTTAGCGAAGAATTCAAGAGCAAAGCTGCTGTTGTGTTCGAAGCTGCTCTAAACGAAAAGGTCACCGAGATTCGTGAACAACTAATCAAAGAAGGTGCTGAAGTAATTCAAACCGAAATCAACACTGCAGTTGAAGGTCTTGCTGCTCGTTTAGACGAGTACCTGAACTACGTTGTAGAAGAGTGGATGAAGGAAAACAAGCTAGCTGTAGAATCCGGTATTCGTACCGAAGTTGCAGAAAGCTTTATGGCTGGTCTCAAGGGTCTCTTTGAGAGCCACTACATTGAAGTTCCTGAGTCCAAGCACGACGTTCTGGAAGACCTGTTCAACGAAAATCAACAACTAGAAGCTGCTCTAAACGAACAACTTCAAGAAAACATCAACTTTAAGAACGAAATCGTTCGCGGTCAGGCTCGTTCGGCTTTCTTAGAAGCCACTGCTGATCTTACTCGTGTAGACGCAGAACGTCTAGCATCACTGGCTGAAAGCATTGATTTCAGCGATGCAGACGAGTTTAAGAGCAAGATTACCATTCTTAAAGAAAACTACCTTAAGGCTGCTCCCACTGTTTCACAAGAAACCGAAACCGCTGGAGTCCTTAACGAAAACGTAACTTCAACCGATCCTGTTGCAGGCAGTGCTGATCCAATGTCTGTATACATGAATACACTGTCTCGTCAGATGAAAAAACTTTAAAGTCTAAATAACTACAACTCAAGGAGAAACTAACATGTCAATGGACTTTTCACAAAACACACCCTACGATACTCTCGTAGAAAAATGGAACCCTCTTCTACAACACGAGGCCCTTCCTGATATTGGCGATTCGTATCGCAAGAAAGTAACTGCTGTTCTACTAGAAAACCAAGAAAAAGCCCTTCGTGAGCAATACCTCACCGAATACGGCAACCAAATGGGTGGTGGCTTCAACGTAAGCAACACCACCATTTCCACCGGAGCTGGTCTTGGTGGTGGTAACCTTGCTGGTTACGATCCAATCTTAATCAGCCTGGTTCGTCGCGCCATGCCAAACCTAATGGCCTACGATCTAGCTGGTGTTCAACCCATGAGTGCCCCAACCGGCCTTATCTTTGCTATGCGTAGCCGTTACGACACTAACAGCGCACAACAACTACTAAGCGGTAGCCGCACTCGTGAAGCTCTCTTCCAAGAAGCTTTTGCTCAGTTCGGTGGTTCAGGTGGTACTGCTACTGGTGCAGCATTCTCTGCAACCGGTGGCGTGTCTCCCGTAGGTAGCGGCGCAACCGCTATTAACACTGCTGGTCAAGGCGGTATTCGTTCAGGCGCATTTAGCGATGCTAGCTTTAACGATTTCCGCGCAATGCTTACCAACACTGGCGAACAACTAGGTGTTGCTAATGGTCGTGACTTCGCTCAAATGTCGTTCAGTATTGAACGCGTTGCTGTAGAAGCCAAGACTCGTGCTCTAAAGGCTGAGTACACCACCGAACTAGCTCAAGACCTCAAAGCTGTACACGGTCTCGACGCTGAGAGCGAACTTGCTAATATCCTTAGCACTGAAATTCTCAACGAAATCAACCGTGAGCTAATTCAAACCATCTATCGCGTAGCCAAGACCGGTTGCACTCAAACCGATCTAAGCAACTCTGCTAACGGTGGTATCTACGATCTTAACGTAGACTCAGACGGTCGTTGGAGTGCCGAGCGTTTCCGTGGTCTCATGTTCCAAATCGAGCGTGAAGCCAACGTGATCGCCAAGGAAACTCGTCGTGGTAAGGGCAACTTCATCGTCTGCTCGTCAGACGTTGCTTCGGCTCTCGCCATGGGTGGCTTCCTTAACCTCACCCCAGCCCTACAACCTCAACTAGAAGTTGACGATACCGGCAATACCTTTGCTGGTATTCTCAACGGCAAGTTCAAGGTCTACATCGATCCATACGCTGCTCTAGGCGTTAACTTCGTAACTGTAGGCTATCGTGGAGCCAGCCCATACGACGCTGGTCTCTTCTACTGCCCATACGTTCCTCTACAAATGGTACGTTCAGTTGGTGAGAACACTTTCCAACCCAAGATCGGATTCAAGACCCGCTACGGCATGGTCGCCAATCCATTCTCGGAAAGCATGGATCTTCTCACTGGTGGTGGCAAGGACAGCGGAAACGTTTACTACCGTATCTTCCGCGTTGATAACCTCCACGGCAATACCGGTTTCGGTCTCTGATCTAAACCGTAACTAAAACTAACGCTAAGGGCTCCCCGTAAAAAGGGAGCCCTTTTCGTTTTCATAAATACTAATATGGCAGGATATACCGGAACACACAATCCATTACTAGCTAATTATTTTGAGTTTACTTTAGACCGCGTTCCAAATATGGTCTATTTTTGTCAAACCGCAAATCTACCAGGATTGTATACTGAATCAGATGTTCAACCAACATCATTAGGATATCCTGTTACTGTGCCTACAGGAAACTATAAATTTGAAAATTTACAGTTAACGTTTAAAGTTGACGAAGATTTAAGGAACTGGTTAGAAATATTTAACTGGATGAAAGGGCTAGGTAACTTTGGAGAAGCGTGCTCTGCGTATCCGTATTCCAGTAGTAGTGCAGGAAGCACAACAAAAACAGATTCTAACGCCATGTTGATACTAACAAACAGCACGTACAAACCAAAAATTAGAGTTAAATTTAATCACGTATTTCCGGTAAGTTTATCCGGAATTGCGTTCTCTACAATTCTGCCAGAATCGGTGGAAGTTGTTGCTACTGTTGAGTTTGCGTTCTCTGGTTACAGTATAGAAAGACTTTAAAACACTTGATTTATTAATAATTTATGGTATAATATATTATGACTTTTGATGAACTTAAAAACATGATTAAACAAGATTTAAAGATTGATGAAACGGCTTTAGATCGTGAATCTGCCAACACTCCTCAACTACACAATAAATATCTAACATTTTATATGGACGAAAAGCTTCGTTTAAAGAAACTTCAAAACGAACAAGCTGTTCTGCGTCGCAATAAATGGTTATATTATACTGGAAGAATGAGCGAAGAAGAACTACAACAACTAGGGTGGGAACCGTTCCAATTAAACGTGCTAAAAACTGAAGCAGACGAACTGATAACATCAGATTCAGAATGGATAAAATTAGACGAACGTGTAAATTTTCAACAAGAAAAAGTAGAATATTTAGAAAATATAGTTAAAATTATAAACAACCGACAGTGGCAGATACGCGCCATGATAGATTGGATTAAATTTACCCAAGGAGTGTAATGGTAGATATAAAGATCACACAACCCGATTCGGTGTTCATCAAAGTAGAGTGTGATCGCTCCTTGGCTAAAGAATTAAACAGCTATTTTACGTTTACTGTTCCTAATTTTCAGTATACACCAGCATTTAAAAAGCGATTATGGGACGGGAAAATACGTTTATTTAATCTGTACACTCAAACTATTTTTGCAGGTTTAACTGATTTAGTTATTAAATTTGCCAAAGATCGTGGATACACTTGGGAAAAAGAACTAATTCCGTATAGTTCTCCAGCAAATCAAGACGTTAAAACGTTTATAGACCAGTTAAAAATTACTGCTGGGGGGAAAGAAGTCAAACCATACGATTATCAAGTAGAGGCCGTACAACACGTCCTGAGCCATTCTAGAGCCCTTCTGGTGTCTCCTACAGGATCAGGCAAATCGTTAATGATCTACCTCCTGTGTCGTTGGATATTAGATCAACATTCAACTGGAAAAATACTAATTGTAGTACCTACCACCAGTCTGGTGGCTCAGATGTTGGCGGACTTTCGTGAATACTCCAAACGCGATACTTGGAAAGCGGATAGAAATATCCACACTGTAATGTCTGGTAAAGATAAAACTTCTACCAAACGAATAATTATTTCTACATGGCAGAGTATTTACAATCAACCATACGAATATTTTGATGATTTTATTGGTGTATTTGGGGATGAGTGTCATTTATTTAAAGCCAAATCACTAACTTCTATCATGTCTAAAGCCAAAAAAACCGTATACAGAGTAGGAACAACCGGTACTTTGGACGGAACACAAACGCACAAATTGGTTATTGAGGGATTATTTGGACAAACGTATCATACCACTACCACAAAAAAATTAATAGATCAAGATTTATTATCACAAATCAGTATTGATTGTTTACAACTACAATACTCACCCGAAGACATTCAAACCACTAAAAAAATGATTTATGTGGATGAAATTCGTTGGGTTGTTGGTAATTCACGGCGAAACACATTTATTAAAAATTTATGTAACAAACTATCAGGAAATACTTTAGTCCTGTTTAACTTTGTTGAGTTACAAGGTAAACCTCTATACGAATTAATACAATCTAATACAGAAAAATCTGTTTACTTTATTCATGGTGCTACAGAAGTAGAAGAACGTGAACAAATTCGCAAAGTTATGGATAAAGAATCAAATTCTATTCTTATTGCTTCTTACGGAACCTGTTCTACAGGCATAAATATAAGAAACATACACAATATTATTTTCGCATCTCCGTCTAAATCTGTAATTCGTGTTCTACAGTCTATAGGTAGAGGTTTGCGTAAAAGCGAAACAAAAATGCAAATGAAACTGATTGATATTGCTGATGATCTTAGATATAAAAGTCACGTCAATCACGGCATGAATCATCTACGAGAACGTTTAAAAATATATACTAATGAAGGATTTCCTTACAAGCTATTATCTGTACAATTACCAAAGGAGACACATGAAAAAATACAAAATCATCAAACTGAAATCGGGTGAAGATATTATTGGAACTGTCCGAACAAGTAAGGATGAAACTGTAAAGATTTATCATCCTATGGTATTCAAAAGCGTAGTTCAATCCGATTTATTTGGTGGATTGAAAGAATTACTAATGCTTAAAGACTGGTTAATGCTTTCGGACGATAAATTTGCAGTAATCAATAAAGACGCTATTAACACTATAATTACAGCATCTCCTGACGCTACCACTTTATACGAAATAGAAAAAGAGAAAAATAATTCTGGCAAACTACCAAAACCTAAAGCAAAAAGAATAGAAAAAAGTGGAGAAACCGGTCCTCATGATGGATTAGATCCGTTTGATATAATCGACAAACACATCAAAGAATTACTCGAAAAGAGTGATAAAATGTACGAAGAAGAATCTAACGTAAAAGATCTTGCAAAACGTAAGCCAGATGATAAAATGATATTTATGAACATGATCTTTTCACCCAACGTGTTAGTTGAATTACTTCGAACAGGGATTCTTGATCGAAAAGAATTTGGTGAAATGATTAATGAAGTTACCAATAGTAATGGCGAAGGAATGAATCCTCAAAAGTACACTGGTAATAAGAAGGATAAAAAGGATTTTGGTAATAGCTGGACGGACTGGCATCCAGATCCCCACTCGGATGAGTATAAGTAAATATTCTTTATTTAACTCAGACAAAATATTATAACAGGAATTTTATATCATGTCAAGTGAAAAACCTAAAAAAGGTAAAAAATTAAAAACAAACGACGAACATTACGTAGATAATAAAAAGTTTTTAGATGAAATGGTAAAATGGAAAAAAGAAATACGAGAAGCAGAAGAAAGTGGTGATGATCGGCCTCCTGTTTCAAATTTTATAGGAGAATGTTTCTTAAAAATAGCTGAACGATTATGTTCCAAATCCAATTTTACAAAATATTCGTATAAAGATGAAATGATAGGTGATGCTATAGAAAATTGTTTGATGTACGCTCACAATTTTAATCCACGCAAATCTAAAAATCCATTTTCATATTTTACTCAAATAATTTATTATGCCTTTCTCCGTCGAATAGAAAGAGAAAAAAAGCAAGCGTATGTAAAATTTAAGTTGACAGAAGAGATGGATGATGGTACACTACACAAGTGGTTTAAAGAAAACTACTTTGAAAAGGACAACGAGCGTCAAGCTTTAGGTGAATTATTTCAAATATCTGAAAATGATATTCAAAAATACGAACCAAAAAAGCGCAAGAAACGTCGTAAGAAAACATGAAAATTGCAGTTATCGGTGATACCCATTTTGGAGCTCGTGGAGATGCTCCTCTATTCTTAAATCATTTTCTTAAGTTCTTTGAAGAACAGTTTTTTCCTTATATCAAGGAAAACGGCATTACTAAAGTTCTTCACTTAGGCGATCTGTTTGATCGCCGTAAGTTTGTTAATTTCAATACTCTTCACCACACTAAGAAAAGATTTATTGATTGGTTTGACCAAAACGGAGTAGAACTTCACTGCATTCTTGGTAATCACGATGTATTTTACAAGAACACAAATCGACTAAACTCTCCTAAAGAAGTGCTGGCAGAGTGTCATCCTTCGTTTCATCTATACGAGGACGCCCAAGAA